GGAAAATGTAAAATTGAACAAAATCCACATATTGAATCATTTAAAAATAATACAAAAACATTTGCAGCATTATTATGTGAATGACTTAAATAATGGTGCTTACTAAACATTTTCCATATTGACTTATCATTTGTTTGGAATATCTCGAATTTAATCTCTGGTCTATTTTTTTTTTGCCCTTCATTATTATGAAAGGTCATTGTATCAGTATTAAATATCCAATCAGGTAATAACCAATCTTCAACATCATAATGGCAAGTTACTGCTATAAATTGTTTATTAGATTTTCTTATTGCTTTTTGCATTGCAAATGAACCTATTTGTGCTACATTCCTATCTACAACACTTGTAAATTCATCAAATACAAATAATTTATTATCTTCTAATATTGCTCTTGCTAAATCAACTCTCATTTTTTCTCCATTAGATAAAACTGAATAAGGTTTTAACCAAGATGGTGGAGAACTAAATCCAACTGAATTAAATGCTTTTGTTATTTCTTCTACTGAACATTCTTTAGGCATATCATCCAAAATAGTTTCAGCATTATATTCAAAATTGGTTATATAAGAATCGGGAAATAATTGTTTAGCAATAGTGGTTTTACCGCTACCGCTTTTACCAACTATTAATCCTATCTTCCAGTTATCTTTAATATCAATATTACCTTCAAAATGTTCTTTAATCTGATTATTTTCTAAATCAAATTTACCCATTATTGAAGCAACTCTAAATGTTTTTTTAGGTTGTACTTCTTTTACAATGTTAAAAGTCGGCATTCGTAATTTTCCTCAATTAATTTATTATAAGTTTTTTCTTGTTCTTCTTCATCTTTACAAATAATTTCTATTTTAAATTCAGATTTTAATTTATCACTTAAATCTTTTAACTCTGCTTCTTCAATATGTTTATCAAATAAAGGCAAATCTAACCCCCATTCTTCTATTTCTTCCATATTCCATTCATTTGCGACCATCTCCCATTCCCATTCTCCGAAACCTACATTATCTTTAATAATAAATTCGTTTTGCTTTTGTTCGCTCCAGTCAACTACTTCAACGTTAACTTCCTTATATCCGCATTCAATCATTGCCTTGTAGCGCATATTGCCGCCCAGTATAACCATATCCTTATTGACTACAATAGGTCGAACTGTTTCCATTTCAGGAAAATCTTTAATTGATTTAACAAGTTTTTTAAACTTATCATCCTTTATTAATCTGGGGTTTTTGGGGTTGCTTTTGATAGCAGCGACTTTAACTTTTATCATTGATTAATTTTTTAATATAAAATACTGAATCTAGCAACTCCTCGTATAAATGATTTAATAACTGTGCTTTGTTTAAATCTGCATCATCTAATTTAGTTGAATATGTCTTAATTCCTTTTTGTTCTCTTTTATGTAAGTCAGCATTAATTTCCTCTAATAATGTCATAAATAAATTTTAAACATAAATAAAATTAGTATCGTTTTTTCTTTTACCTAATAGTTTATATACCAATGTATTAGCTTTCATATTTATACTATTTGCTGCTTCTGTTATAGATTTATAATATATTCCTGTTAATACATTTAATACTATTGTACCTGCATTCATTCTGCCTTGTTTAGCAGCATGAGCCATATTTTCTTTATGAGTACACCATTCTAAATTTGATATATGATTATTTAAAGGGTTATTGTCTATATGGTTAACATCAGGTTTATTAAATTCATTATTAATAAATGCTTTTGCTACTAATCTATGCATATATTCACTTTTATGGCAATTATTGTAATATAATTTTGCTCTATAATATCCTTTCTCTGTTTTATATCCGCAAGATATTTTTCTATTATTTCTTTTAATATTACCATAATTAGATATAATATATATCCCTTCATAACCATTTATATCTTTCCAGATTTGTTCCATATTTTTAAAAAGTTTAAATGTATTTCACTCATTTCTTCAACAGTCCATTTATTTTTAAAATCATAATCGTAATGACAAGTTCGACAAAGTGCGGCAATATTAGTTATTAAATCTTGCTCATGCTTTCTTTTACTACCAAATTTAGATTGTGCAACTATATGCGCAATATCTACCGCTTTATTTCCACATACTTCACAATGTACAAAATCATCTATGCCATACCCGAAATATTTAAAATACTCTTTTGTATATTTTTTCATTAAAACGGTAGAGAATCATTTGTATTAATACTTACTGATTTTATTTCTGCTTTTATATCTTTGCTTTTTGGGTCGTAATCGTTTAAAGTAATCTTTACATTCTTTCCGTACTGGTCAGGTTCTGCAAATATGCTGATGTTTAGTTTAATATACTTTTTGCCGTTGTACTCATAGGCATACTCTAAAGCATCTGTAATACACAGGCTTGAACTTAAAAAGGTTTCATTAATCTTTTTTCCGCTGCCTAGTCTAATTTGTTGTTTTTTTTCTTCGTTCATTTTTATTGGTTTAAATATTCATTAATTAATTTAATTGTATGTCCAAATCCTTGCCCAAATTCTGCTTTATATCCCTTACCTCTTAATTTTAACATCATTGTTTCCTGTTCCTCATGATGTGCGTTCTTTCTCATTGAACCATCTTTTTTAAAAACTACGTTATTAACTGTTTTTAATTCTATAAATAGTCCGGCATAGTTTCCTTTAGGTTCAGCTATAAATAAATCAGGATAAGCATTTGAATATTGTAGTGCTTTGTGGCGCTTTGCCATGCCTATTGACATTCTCATTCCTGAACTGAAGTCAGTACGGAATATAACATAGGGGTATAGCTTTCGTATGTAGTCGCAAACTAATCGGTGTAAGTCTTTTTCTAACATTTCATAAAATTAAAATAAAGTTATTAACAAATTAAATAAAGTTATCAAAAGCAATTTAATCATCATCCTCTCTACTGGTTAATTTTTAAACTGCTTTTGATATCATAGTTTACCCTCCTTTTTTGTTTAAGTTTATAATTTAAGTACAACAACTTTTTATAGTTTATGTCACAAATTTTTATCAAACCGTGACAAATTGTAACGGTTTGAAGTTCTAAAGGGGATGCGTTGAATAACCTTACTATTCTACGCAGATTTGCGGCTGTTATATGCTTTTGCTTATAATTTATTAATCTGCGCCTATTTATATTTCTTTGCAACTAATTCAAATAATGGCATTCCTGACTTATGTTTTTAAACGTGTGTCAAATTAAATGTCGCACAATGCTTCTTTTTGTGATTTTTTCACAATAATGCGTCATAAAGTGCCTTAAATGTCGCATAAATCACTCATTAGTGCCTTATATGTCGCATTATGAATGAAGTTTCAGTAAAATTCATGCAGAATTAAGTAGTATTATTTCCGATATGTTTATCAATCATTCGCACATATCAAAATCAATTCTATTTTCATTCATCAATTCTCGCAGCTTCTCCCTTACTGGTTCATACTGTTCTTGGTTATTGTATTTAATTTCTGTTCGAAGCCAAACATCAAAATCCCATAACGTGCCAAACATCTTTAATGCTTTGGATGCCAGTTCAAATTCCTGATTATCTTCAGGAAGGTTAAATTCTAATATTGCTTTCATAAGTTATCTATGGCAGAAAGCACCGCAAGATGTTTCCTTTTTTAAAGATTTATAAAGTGTTTCTATTTCATTAAACATTAATTTCTCTTGTTGACATTCGATTCCTAACTGGCGCAGACTTTTCCCATTGCCCATTATAGCATAATACTTTAATCTTTTATCTTGCATGCCTTCCTCAAAGTCAACCATTTCATCAAATTCCTTTCTATTTAAATGATACATTGCCCTGTATTCCTTTTCTGATTTAAAAAAACACATTCTACAGCCACCTCTTAACATATACACAGGGAAGTTAGGATGAAGGTTATTTAATTTTAAAATATCCTCGCAGTCATCTCTATTTAATCCATTTTCAATTAATGGATAAGTATATTTTACATTTGATTTTAATTCTAAATTACCAGTCCTACCTTCTTCATCTGCATTAAATCCAATCATTAATTCACATTCACCTTGATTATGTAAAAAATTATCTATTGGTTCAATTTTAAAAAGTCTTGTACAATACCTTGCTTGACCCGAAGGCATATACTTTTGCTTTTTAGCATAATGTTCTAACCCTATATGCTTTTCATTGCTAACTTTTACTAAATCAAAATCTCCTTTATGTAATTTTTTTAATTTATCTTCTACATAATTAATTCTTTCATACATTTCATTATGCTCTGCACCAGTATCGCACCAAATAGCAGTCGCTCCTTTACCATATAAAATACACATAGTTGTACTTTCAACTCCACCGCTAAAACTTATAAATCTTTTCATAAGTTTTCTATTTCTTTTTTAATTCCTTTCCAATATTGTTTCCTATCTGCCGAATGTAATGTATCATAATTATCATTAATTTCTTTTATAATCTCATCTACTGCTATTAATGCACAATTTTTGCCTACATAATGGCTGCAATGGTGGT